GCACTGGCACACGCACTCAACCACCAAGCACAACGCCATCACCGTCAACCAGATCGCCGCAGCTTCCATCTTCGCCTCCTTGGCTGTTGTTTCAGACTGAAACATTTTGAAACACATTGAAACAGAGAGCATGGCATTTAAGAACCCGGAGTTCCGGTTTCCACGGAAATAGGAACTGCGGGTTCCGATTTCGCATCCCGCGCCAACGCCCGCAGCCCCTCGCATCCGCGCCTTATGGCCCTGGATTCCAGTGTCCATGGACCTGCGCGGCTGATTCAGAGATGAATCAACCTTGGAACACAACGAACCAACGACACCCGGAAGCGCATGGCCTTTGATCACCGCTCCCTCATCATCCACACCGTGTCACGAGGTCGCCGGGAGCCCTCGCCTTTCGTCACGCTGAGGCCGGGGCATGTCCCCCAAGCCCAAGCACCAATAGCTAGACCGGTGCACACAGCCCCCCGGCACCAAACACCCGGGCCACTGCCCACAAAATTTTTTGCGCATTGTTTTTTTTTTGCGGCAGAACGCCCACGAAAAAAGTTGTTGACGTGTAGCGGGTGCCTTGGTAGAGAGGTCTTGTCGCCTGGGGCCGTGTCCCCGGGGGACAGGCGGGCCGCGATACGAATCGGGAGCGATGCTCCTGAAACGTATCGCGGTTTCGTTTATGGTGCCAGCCGATTTCGTTGTCGATCTCCCCTTTATATAGGCTAAAAAAAATCACAAGAAGCAATGACTCAAAAGTAAAAGTATTTTGTATTAACAGTGGCTGGAATCGTTGTACCACTAGGGCTACTGTGTGATACATGGAAAGTATTTTTGTATAACGTCGCGGTTCAGATGTCTCCGGTTCGCCAGAGACAAGCAGCGGTGATTTTTAGCCCTATATAAGGGGGAGCCCTGTGAACCCCCTTCGGGTCCCCGAGGTTGCGCCCCGGCGTAGTTTGGTGGTAGGGGATTGGTCCATGGAGCAGCACGAGATCAAGTGGGGTCCGGCCCCTGGCGAGGAGCCTTACTACGCCCTGGTCGAGGGGATGTCGGCCTACGTCAACGATCCCGTCGGCTACGCCATGGACGTGTTGGACATGAAGCCGACGGGCCAGCAGAGCGACGCTTTGATGGCGATTGCGAACGATCCGCGGAACAAGGGTGTAGCCTGTTCGGGCCACGGCGTAGGCAAGACGAGGACGGAGGCTGTAGCGGCTCATTGGTTCATGGACACGCGCTGGAAGGCGAACGTGTTGGTGACGGCTCCGGTGAAGACGCAGTTGTCGGACCTGTTCTGGAAGGAACTTGTGTTCCTTTTGCTTCGCAAGCCCAAGGAGATCAGGGATCTTTTCGACAGGACGCAGGACAGCTACTTCCACCGGGCGTTCCGCGAGGAGTGGGCGCTCAGGGCTCGCACGGCGCGCAAGGACAAACCCGAGGCGTTGCAGGGCCGGCACAACCCGCACCTGTTGGTTCTCTGCGACGAGGGTTGCGGCATCGAGGACGTGCTGTACGAGGTCCTTGAGGGCGCGATGACCCAGGGAGACAACAAGCTGTGGGTCTTCACGAACCCGACCAAGCCGGGCGGCTACGTTTACAATGCGACAAAAGACAAGGAACACTTCGCTTCGTTCACCTTCTCGAGTCTCGATTCCCCGCTGTACAACAAGAAACAGGCCGAGAGCATCGCGGCGCGGTACGGCCGCGAGTCGGACATCTACAAGGTCCGCGTGTTGGGTGAGTTCCCGAGCGGCGACCCGAACCAGATGTTCCCGCTGGCGCTGATCGAGTCGTGTTTCCTGGTCGAGATCAAGGAGGAGTTTCAGCGCCCCGTCGTGTGGGCAGTCGACGTTGCGCGTGAGGGCGACGACGAGACGGTGCTGGCGAAGCGCCACGGGATGAAGGTCTTGCCGTTGACTGGCTGGTTCAACACGACGCTTGACCAGACCAGGAAGCGGATCATACGCGAGTACGACAACTGCAAGCCGTCCGAGCGCCCTGAGCGGATCATCATCGACGCGACGCCGATGGGTGCGGGCCTGTGCGACGAGCTTGAGGCCCTCGGCTACCCCGTCGTGAGGTTCAATCCCGGATGGACATCCAGCGACCCGACGCGATGGGCCAACGCGAAGGCTGAGTTGTTCGATGACGTGAAGCTGATGATGCAGCGCGGCCGCATCCAGTTGCCGAAGTTCGACATACACGGTGAGATCGACAACGATCTGCACGGCCAGTTCACCACGATCACGTTCGAGGTCGATCCGCACAACGGAGTGCTGCGCATCACGCCGAAGAAGTCCACGAAGAACCCGGCACGGAAGTCTCCCGACAGGCCGGAAGCTGTGATCTACCTGTTTTGGGACATGGAGTGCCGGATGGCGAACTACGACGACGACGAGCAGCGCGATTTCCTCGGAAACCCCATCATGCCGCGTCGAAGCGCCTACGCCTATGACGAGTTCAAGGACGCGGAAAGGAAGCTCGGGTATGATCCGAGAGTCATCCTCTGAGGACGTGGTTCTGAACGGCGTAGCGATGGACTTCGCCTTTGAGTGCGTGTCATCGTCAGGCAAGGTAATCGCAGAGCTTTACTGCAAGGTGGAGTCAGGCGTACTGTGTCTGCACATGCAGCCCGTTATGCTGCTCACCGGAGCGACGATACGCGAGATGCAGCAGGACTTCATCGCGCTAGTCAAGACGTTCATTGCCGAGGCTGGAATCAAACGCGTCATGTTGACGCGGAGCGACGACGGCGGGGAAGTATATGACAAGTTCATTGCTTACTTCGGCTTTCGCCCTATGGTGCAGATGTTCATCAGCGTTGAAGATGCGGAAAAGCTCACAACGTAGCGCCATGGTCAGGCTTCCGATCAGCATCATCGACTTCAAGCCGTTCCATACGAAGCTACTCGACCCTGAGCCGGAGGCTTTTTCGTCGTTCACCGGGTTCGGTTCAGACCCGGAACAGTTCATCATCGAATCCAGCCAGTCTTCGTGCAGGGTTTGCTCGTTCACTGACGCAGAAGGGGTGGTCCTCGGCATAGCCGGTGCGTTCCCGCAGTTCTTCGGCATGGGAGGCGGGAGCGCGAGGCTGTTCCTGGTCCCATCCCGGCATGTGAAGGAGCAGTGCCCGCTGGCCTTCGCCAGGGCTGCGCGGAAGATGGCTGAGTCGCTGGTGCGGCAGTGGGGCTTGCACCGCCTTGAAGCAGTCGCGCTCGACGGCTTTACAACTGGAGCCCGGTTTCTTGCGTTCCTCGGCTTCCGTGCCGTAGGTACGCTTGAGCGGTATGACCTGGACGGACGCGACTTTGTCCTGTACGAAAAAATCTACAGCGAGGAGGAGTGATATGGGCGGCGGCGGTGGTGGTGGCAAGGGTGGCGGGGGGAGCGCACCGGCCCCGGTGGTGCAGTACCCGCCGGCGAAGCCGGCGAGAGAGCCGGTTGACCCGGACGCGAAGAGGGCTTCAAGTTCCGAGGTTGATGCGACCTCGCAGAAACAGGCGGCTCTCGCTGCGAAAAAGAGCGTCTATGCCACGGCCAACGACGCGCTCGGCTCCCCGGCGGCTTCCGGGTCCGTGTACAAACGCACCCTCGGCGGCTAGGAGGCCAGATGGATCGCCAGCAGGTTGCGCGTTACGTCAAGATGTACGAGGCGCTCAGCGCGGATCGCGGGAACTACGAGTCGCACTGGAAAGAGATCGCCGAGAACATCTACCCGTACAAGGTGGCTATGTTCTCCGGCGACAAGACGCGACCGGACTTCCGCAAGATCTACGACGGGACGCCTATGTGGAGCCTTGGGATGCTCACGGCGTTCCTGCACACCATGCTCACGAACCCTGCGCAGATCTGGTGCGAGGTTGTCCCCGAGGATGACCGGCTCGAAAAGCGGTGGGACGTGCGCAAGTGGATGCAGGAAGTCAACGCCAGCATGTTCCGCACGATGGTCAAGTCCAACCTGCACTGCCAGCTTCACGAGGGCTACGCCGACCTGTGCGCGTTCGGGAACATGCCAATGTGGACCGAGCCGAGCCCGACGAGCGTGGTGCGCTACAAGGCGATCCCGCTGAACGAGATCCTGTGGGACGTGAACGAAGAGGACATCCCGGACACGGCCATCCGCGTCCTCTACCCGACGGCCCGCTGGCTGGCGACCGAGTTCGGTGTTGAGAACCTCTCTCCCGCCATGAAGAAGTCCTGCGAGAAGGAGGACACGCTCTACCGTGACCGCTACCGCGTGATCCAGGTGGTCCGGCCTCGTGAGGAGTTCCACCCGATTCCGCGCTGGCACAAGCTGAACCGGCCCTATGAGAGCGTCTGGATCGGCGTCGATGATTACCACTGCCTGTCCATCGGAGGCTACTACGAGAACCCGCTGTGCGTCGGACGCTTCACGGTGGAAACCGGGGAGCGCATCGGCCACGGCCCGGGCTCCCTCGCCCTGCCTGATGCGCGGCAGCTTCACATGCTCCAGAAGCACACGCTTCGCGCTGCTCAGAAGATGACTGACCCGGCGCTGATGATGCCTGACCGTGCGTTTGTCGGCCCGATCGACCTGTCGAGCGGTGCGCTCAACTACTACCGCAAGAGCGGAGCCGCCGCGCTCAAGGGCGGCTCGGCCCTGGTCCAGGCGTTCCCGCAGGGTCAGCACATGGCCGACGTGCGGGCCGAGAAGCAGGACATGCGCGAGTCCGTGCAGCGCGACTTCTACGTTGATCAGTTGCGCATCCGCGAGGGCGACCGCATGACGAAGGAGGAGGTCATCCGCCGGGCCGAGGAGAACAACCGGATCTTCTCGCCGATCCAGGGCCGCAGCATGGTCGAGGTCAACGAGCCCCTCGCCAAGCGGACGTTCGACATCATGCGCCGTGCCGGCAAGATCCCGCCGCCTCCCCAGGCCGTCCTCAAGGGCGGGCTTCGGATCAGGATCTCCAACCCGCTCCAGAAGCAGCAGTCAATCGCCGACATCCAGGGGCTCGTGTCGGCCATGGACATGGTCACTCCCATGGCGAACGCGAAGCCGGCGATCCTGGACGCCGTTGACGAGTCGAAATTCTTGCAGTTCGTCTTCAAGAGCTTCGGCGCTCCGCTCGAAGTCCTGCATGACCCGGCCGAGTTCATGGCCGCGCTCAAGCAGAAGCAGGATGCCGAGCAGCAGCAGCAGATGATGCTGGCCGGGAGCCAGGGAGCGGCCAACATGGCTGGTGCTGTGAAGGACATCGCCGCTGCCCAGGAATCTTCGGGTGGGGGGCTTGCGCGAATGTCCCCGTTCCTGCAATAAGGGGGAGCCATGCTCAAGATCGACGACATCAACCCTCTCGGCTTCCAGGCCAGCGTCGAACAACTGCGTTCGTCGCTGGCCTTCGAGATGTTCTTCGTCTGGCTGGCGGATCAGTGTTTCATGGACAAGAGCGCGATCGTGCCAGGAGATCCGCTCCAGACCTACGCGAACGAGCATTTGCGCGACATGATCCTGGAAGTCAAGAATCTCGTTTACGGTGACGAGTTCAAGCCCACACCACAACCCACGGAGGTCAACGACAATGGCAGATCTGACGACGCCGAGCGGAACCCCGCCCGCTGGTACGCCTTCGGGCGGTTCTTCGGAAAGCGGCGGTAGCGCATTTTCCCAGGCAGCGGCGGTGACGCCGCCCGCCGGCGCTCAGGCCGGTGATGTGGCGACGCCTCCGGCCGGTGCCAAGACCCTGTCCGGCGAGGAGTTCGTCAACCTGTTCGGCGAACTTGGCAAGAGCAAGGCGTTCCACGGCATCGACTCGCCCGAGGCCCTCGGCAAGAAGCTGATCAGCCTGGAGGCCATGGTCGAGGGCAAGGGGATGGTCAAGATCCCCGGGGCCGACGCCACGCCCGAGGAGATCGCCGCCTTCCGCGCTAAGATCGGTGTGCCGGAGAAGCCCGAGGGCTACGAGTTCAAGGACCCCGGCTACGCCGCCGAGTCCGGCCTGACCTTCAACCCCGAACTGGCGACCTGGGCGCAGGGCGTGTTCCACGAAGCCGGCGTCACCAAGGAAGGCGCGCAGAAGATCATGAAGGCGTGGGACGAGATGCAGTCCCGTGGCGTCGCCATGCAGCGCCAGGCGCTCAACGAAACCACCGAACTCGTCAGCCGCGAACTCAAGGAGAAGTACGGTCAGCGCGCTCCCGAGGTCTTCCGCAACATGTCGCTGGCAGTCCGCGCCATCGCCGGGGACAGCGCCGACGAGGTCGAGAAGTTCCTCGAAGACCCGGTCTACGGCAGCAACCGCGTCGTGATGGGGTTCCTGACCAAGCTCGGCGAGTTCTATGCTTCCGCAGTCGGCGAGGAGAAGCTCAAGGAACTGCGCGGCGGCGACAAGAATGGAAACCTGACCGTCGCCGAGGCCGAAGCGAAGATCGCCGCCGTCATGCAGAACAAGAGCCACGCCTACTGGAACAAGAGCGACCCGGCGCACAAGGCTGCGCTTGAGGAGATCGACAAGCTGTACCGGATTGTCACTCCGAACCGCATGGGAAACAACTGATGACAACGAACGTAACAACTGATGCGTCGAACCTGGACAACGTCGTTCTCGTTCGCCTACTGTGCCTCAACATGGTGATGCAGAACGGTGCCGAAGTGGACCGTTGCGCGCCGTGCGAGAAGGCAGACAAGTTGGCGAAGTTCGTGCTGTTCGGGCGCGACGAAGCGGCAAGGGAAGAACCTGCGCCCCCGATCGTCAAACCCAAAAAATGAGAAGGAGGACGTAGGCAATGGCGGAAATCATCACCATCGACAACCACAAGGTGCTCCAGTTCGCGGACAATGTCCGCGCCATGGCGCAGCAGAAGGTGAGCAAGCTGTACGGGTTCCTGGACCACTCGTACACGCTGCGCGGCGAGGCCGGCTCCATCGACACCATCGGCAAGGTCGAGCCGGTGCAGCGCGAGGGCCGCTACGCCGACACCCGGCTCCAGAACGTGGACTACTACGTGCGCTGGTACGTCGCCCAGGCTTACGATTGGGCGACGCTGATCGACTCCCAGGACAAGCTCCAGATGCTCTACGACCCTACCGGCAAGATCGTCCAGGAGGCCAGCAAGGGCTTCGCCCGCCTCATGGACCGCGTCGCCATCGCCGCCGCCTTCGCCAACGTGACCGTCGGCAAGGAACGCAACAACACCGTGACCTGGGCCAGCCAGACCGACCAGATCATCGTCCACGGCAACACGGGCCTGTCCGTCGCCAAGCTCCGCGCCCTGCGCAAGCTCCTGGGTATGAACGAGGAGGAGGACGGTGCCTGGGTCTTCGTCGGCACCCCGACGCAGCGCGACAACCTGCTGGCCCTCACGGAGGTCACGTCGAGCGACTACAACTCCGTGAAGGCCCTGGTCCACGGCGAGGTCAACTCCTTCATGGGCTTCGACTTCGTCTGGAGCAACCTCCTGCCGAAGTCCAGCACGACCCGTTCGTGCCTCGCCTTCAAGAAGGGCTCCGGCATCGCCCTGATCGAGCCGGAGAAGTTCCAGAGCCGCTCCGATCCGCGGCCCGACAAGAACTACATCACCCAGGTCTGGACCTCCTGCACCGTCGGCGCGGTTCGCGTGGCCGAAACGGAAGTGGCCGAGATCCAGTGCACGGAATAACCAGGAGGTAAAGCAGAATGGCGAACTTCTACTCCAACGAGATGACCGCGCTGACCACCAAGCCGTCGGTGCCCATGGAGGGGCCGACCCGGGGCGGGAAGAAGCGCATCCGCGTCAGCAAGTACGAGGCCGCCGCCATGGCCTCGGGCAGCACTCTCTACATGGACAAGCTGCCCAAGGGCGCTCGGCTGCTCTCCGGCAAGCTCGTCACCGACGCGCTCGGCGCCGGCGTGACCCTGGCCCTGGGCGACGGGACCACGGCTGACCGCTTCCTCGCGGCCACGACCTGCAACACGGCCAACCTCAACACCCCTCTGACGCCGAAGATCGCTGAGGTCGAGAGCGGGCTGGCCGCCGAGATCGACATGATCCTGACCTCCGGCGGTGGCGCCGCCACGGGCACGATCATCCTGGTCCTGGAGTACATCGAAGCCCAGGACTAGCGCATTCGCGTTGATTGAGCTACAGAGGGGGCGAGGGCGTTTGTGCCCCGCCCCCTCTTACTTGGAGGCCACATGTCCGAAGAATACGCCATCGCAACAGACATCGACGTTGCGAACCTCGCACTGATGATGGTCGGGGCCGACACGCTGATGGTCCTCAACGACGCGAATAAGCGCAGCATCGCGTTGCGCAGGCTTCTGCCGATCTCGAAGCGGGAGATCCTCGAAGCCTTCCCGTGGTCCCCGTGTCTGCGACGTGTGCAGATCTCTCCTTCCGCGACTCCTGTTCCGTTCGGCTGGTCCTATTCGTTTGCACTGCCTCCGCAGTGTGTGAAGCCCTGGTTCGTCAACGGCGTGAGGCTCCCGAACAAGGATTACGCATACGAGGGCCGCAAGATCCTCGCCAACACCAACGCCATCAATCTGATCTACGTCGCTGAAATCCCGTACAGCGAAATGCCGCAGAGCCTTATCTCGGCCATCGCTGCGCGTCTCGCCATGAACGCCGCGATCACGATCGGCATCGGCGACAAGAAGCTGCCGGCGGTCGAGGCTCTTTCCGTGTCCAAGCTCGAAGAAGCCTGTGATGCGGACAGGATCGGCGGCGAACTCGAACGAGCGTCCGGCATCGACGACTACGCCTTGGCGCGGCTCGGGTGGGCTGGGCCGCTGATCTACCCGACGCAGTGGGCGGACGAGAGTTAGCCATGCCGTACAGAACTCCGTGGACGAACTTCACCGCTGGCGAGTTCACTCCGCTTCTCAACGGTCGCATGGACCTTGAGAAGTATTTCAACTCTGCGCGCCAGATCAAAAATTTCACCGTCAAGCCGTATGGCGGCGTGTCGAAAGACCCCGGCACACGGTTCATCTATGAACTCCGCGACGAAACCCGCGTTCCAAGACTTGTGCGGTTCATGGTTTCCAGCCAGAGTCGGTACATCCTGTGCTTCGAGGGCGGGAGAATGGACGGCGCAACGGAGGTCGGAGGGTATCTCAGGTTTTTCGCAGACGACGGCATCATCACTTCGGCCGGCGTCCCATACGAAATCGAAACCGACTACACCGAGGCTGACATCGCGTCCATTCGCGTCCGGCAGTACCGCGACGTGATGTTCGTTTACCACGTCAGGCACTACCCGAAGCGCATCGTGCGGAACGGCCACGCGGATTGGGAGATCAACTCCGTCCCGTTCGCGTTCGGCCCGCATGGTGAACCGAACCAGTTCGAGGACTCCTACATCGTGTTCTCTGGTCGTAGCGGTCAGGTCACGCTTTCGGCCCGCGACGACATCTTCGCAGCGGAGCAGATCGGAAGAAAGATGCGCATCCTGGACGGAGAAGTCGAGATCACCGCCGTTTCAGACGCCAAGACCGCAACGGCGATTGTCCGCAAGGAGATCAGCGACGGGCAATTCGAGAAGGCTTACGGCAAAGACTTCTTCTCCGAAGCGTCCATTAACGCGACCTTCGCGAATGGGACTGACATTTTCACGGCAACGGCGCACGGGCTTGCCAACGGAGACAAGGTCAAGCTCATAGCCGTCGCCGCGCCTACCGGTTTTACGAGCGGGAACTACTACTATGTCGTCAACGTGACTACAAACACGTTCCAGCTTTCCGCTACATCCGGCGGGGCTCCGGTTACGGCGACGACTGACGGCTCAGGGATTGAGATCTTCCCGCAGTGGCGTGTCAACTCCGGCACACTATCGACGAACACGAGCGACTCCGTCGTTGGAACGGCGTCGTTCTCGGTGAGCAAGAAGTTCGACTTGAGGTACGAAGAAAAGTACCTCTGCGTCATGGACATCTCTGGCGACGTGAGTGCGTCCAACAAGGTCAACGTCAAGATCGTGACCAAGGACTACAACACCGCGACCGGAGCGGTAATGACCGAGGCCGACTACACCGAAACGGTGACGAACATCGACTACATCGAGATCGGGGACGGCGTGATCGCGTTCAACCTGGACATGGGCGAGTACGTCCACGGCCAGATGGACTACGACGCAGCCACGAACAGCTACCCTGCTGACCCCGACATGGTCGAGGCCACCATCACCATCTCGTACAGCGGAGCCGCCGGCAAGACGCTCACGCTGTCGAGGATGGACTTCCGGCGCGTGAAGCCTGATCACCCCGTCGCTGCCTACGATTGGGCGTGGAGGGCCTTCGACGATCCGGCGAACGGCTATCCGAGGGCCGGGCATATCTTCGAGAAGCGCCACATCCTGTTCGGTAATTCTGAACACCCGAACGGCATGTGGTTCAGCAACACTGATGACTTCTACAGGTTCGACGCCTCGAACCCCGAAGACGATTCGAGCGCGATGTTCTTGCAGCTTGTCGGCGGATCGGAAGTTGAGGAGACAATGTGGGGCGCTTCGCGCAAGGATCTGTGGATCGGCACTGATTCTTCCGTCTGGAGAATCATGTCAACGGAAACCGGCGGTTCGCTTGCCCCCACCAAAATCCGTGCGTTCCCGGAAGCGGCCTTCGGGTCTTCCGTCCTGGACGCGATCTATGTTGACACGGTGGTCCTCTACGCCGAGCGGTCGATGAAGAACATCCGTGGCATGTTCTACGACCTGGAGAACGATTCGTACAGGTCGGACCAGTTGACGATCTACGCTGAGCATCTATTCCGCGAAGAAAGCATCGTGGCGATGTGTTGGCAACAGCAGCCGTTCGGCCAGCTTTTCGTTCTGCGTTCTGACGGGACCGTGTGTGCGATGACGTATCTGAAAAACGAGAAGGTCGCTGCTTGGCATCGGCACGACTTCGGCGGGGCCATCACCGAGTCGATCGAGACACTCCCCGACGACGACGGGTTTGATCAGCTTTGGCTTTGCACGAACAGAACCATCAACGGGGTCACCAGACGATTCGTCGAGATGCAGGAACGCGAGTACCGCGACGTGTCCGATTGGAGATACCTCGCTTGCGCGCTCAACTACAGCGGGACTCCGATCAGCACGATCACCGGCCTTGACCACTTGATCGGCGAGGAAATCGACATCTACGCCGACGGTGTTTGGATCAACAGCCAGACCGTGTCTGCGTCCGGGACTGCCCCGCTCGTCGATGCGTCCGGCTCCATCACCGCCAGCAAAGTCGTTGCCGGGTTGAAGGTAACGTCGGTACTCCAGACGCAGAACATCGAGCAGAAGCTCCCGTATGGCACGGTGCAGGGCATGAATCTCAGGATCACGAACGTCTTCGCAAGGCTGTACAATACCGGCGGCGACATGTGGTGCGTGACTTCGGACAGCTACAGCGACCCGTCGAAGTGGGAGCCGCTCGATTTCAGAAAGGGGCCGGACCCGATGGATGGTCCGCTTCCTGCGTACAGCGGCGACTTCGAGGTCTATGTCCAATCGACGTACTCGCCAGAGTCGTCGCTCTACATGATCCACAGCGGCCCGACTGCCTGTAACGTCCTCGGGTTCGTCTATGAATGGGAGGAGGGAAGCTGATGGGTGTCGGTGAAGGAACAGCGTTGCTGATTGCCGGTGGCGTTTCCGCCCTGGCTTCCATCGGCTCTGGCTATATGGCAAGCGCGGCTACGGCAGCGCAGGGCCGCAACTTGGCGAACCTGCAACGCGCTCAGGCGCAGCAGCAAGCGGCTATTCTCAGGTCGAATGCCGACAAGGCCATGCTCGACAAGAGGGCGATGGAGGTCAAGGCTTCGATCGAGAAGCGAGAGCTTCAGCGCCGGAACAAGATCGCGCAGGGTGAGCGCCTTGTGGCCGCAGCCGGATCGGGGTTCGAGATCAACGGGACCACCATCCAGGATGTCCTTGACCTTGAAAAGAGCCACGACGCGCTCGGCGAAGCGACGCTCGGGTGGGAGTGGAAGAACCGGATCTCGCGCAAGCTCGACGAAGCGAACGTCGCCCTATCCGACGCCAGGGTCACTGAGCAACTCGGAACCGCGACAGCCAGCGCGACGCAGTCTTCGGCCTACGCACAGGCTTCATCGCAGTACTGGGGCGGCATCTTCGGCGGACTCTCCGACGTCGCCGGAGCCGGAGCGAAGGCTTACGCGAATTGGGACGCTGACGACAAGAAGTTTTGGGGGCAGCCATGAGCAAGAAGGGCGCGATCGATCTCTCTCAGGGCGCGAAGATGCTTGAGGGAGGGCGCGAGGACTTCAAGGACGCCAGCGTCATCCCGGCTGCGCAGGGGTTCACGAACCTCTTTCACGCTGTTTCCAACTACGACGCTGGCCGCGAGGCCGAGCG